TTTGATAAAGATGGAAAAATAGTCCAAATTAAACTGGTGCAAGAATACCGCGCCGAGGAATGCTACGAGGTAATGTTTAACGACTACCTCAGCGTATCGGGAGACCAACACCTAGGATTCTTGGTGGAGACACCAAAATGCCGCACCAGGGCAGCCATCTACAAAGGCACCCGAGCGTTTAAACGCAAATTGCGCCCTAGAAACGTGTGTGGTTTAACTGAAACGTCACTTCGGGACAAACGAAACCGCTTTGTCCTATCGGTTCCAACTACCAAACCCCTTGATTTGCCTGAACAATCCCTGCCGGTCCCTCCGTTTATATTTGGCTTTTGGTTTTTTAACCGCCGAAAGAACAAACGAATGGCGGCACCCCGCGGACTTGCCCCAGAAGTCTACAGGCAGTTCAAAGACGCCGGCTATCAAATCATAGAACACCACAAAATAAACACAGGGGAAAAAGAGTTTAGTGTTTTCCCTACAATTGAATCCCATTTAGCGTTTGATATCCCAATAAAGATACCAAACAATTACCTTTTGGCGTCTGAAGAACAACGGATTGCGCTTTTAAAAGGAATTCTTTGTTCAAAATCAAGGCAGTACGCCAAATCCAAAGACAAATTTAGGGTGTCTTGCAAAACCCAGCCCGCCATTTTGCAGATCCAATGTATCTTAGAATCTTTGGGCCACCGGATTACTGTGCAACATGACCCGTACCGATCAAACTTTACCATATTTTTTAAATCTAGGTTACAATTGCTAGATGACCAAGTTTCGCCGCCAATAAAAGTACACCACAACAGACGGTACATTAAACAAATTGAATCTATTGCGCCGCAGTTGTGCGTTCATATTGAAACCACCGGCAAAGACAACACAATTCTCGTAGGAGAAGGATTTATTGCATGTCGTTAACTGAAAAACAAGCAGCAGAATTAACAAAATTTGCGGCAGCACGTCCACATTGGCCTAAAGACCAACTTGATGCTGCCATGTGGCAAGTTAAATGGGCGCTGCAAGCATTAGCACACCAAAAGGAACCAGACGATGGGGAGTATGACACGTTTCTTATGTTGGCTGGACGAGGCTCGGGAAAAACCCACACTGCGTCGCATTGGATTGGGATTCGTGCTTGGACATACGACAATACTCGTTGGCTTGTTACTGCTCCGACCAGTAATGACATACGAGCCACTTGCTTTGAAGGTGACAGCGGACTACTCAACATTATTCCACGTGCCCTCATACGAGACTACAACAAATCACTATTTGAAATCACCCTTACTAACGGATCAATTATTCAGGGTATTCCTGGTTCGGAACCAGAACGCTATCGAGGTAAGCAGTATCACGGAGCTTGGTTTGACGAACTCTGCGCCTTCGATTACCTTGACGAAGCCTACGATGGTGTGCAATTTACTTTACGTCTCAAAGATCCCAGAATCGCCCGTGTTCAACAGATCATTACCACCACCCCTAAGCCAAAAGAATTAATTGTTGATTTATTTGAGGGCAAAGTTGGCGGTGACGTATACGTGGTTAACGCCTCATCTTACGACAACCGCGACAACCTATCAGAAACGTTCTTTAAACAGCTTGAAACGTATGAGGGCACCGACACTGGAAAACAAGAGATCTATGGTCAGATCTTGGATCCGGAGTCATCTGGCATTATTAAACGCAAGATGTTTAAGATGTGGCCTGCCAATAAACCTACCCCCACCCTTGAATATGTGATTGCATCATACGACCCTGCTACATCCGAAAAGACTATGAACGACCCAACGGCTTGCACAGTATGGGGCGTGTTTGATAGAGACGATGCGGGCACCTGTGTAATTCTCCTAGACGCTTGGGATCACCACCTCTCGTATCCGGAATTACGTCGTAAAGTTATTGACGATTTTAAAGAAGTGGTTTACGGTTCGGACAATGATTTTGGTAAGGGGCGTAAAGCAGACCTAATCCTCATGGAAGATAAATCCGCTGGTATTTCGTTGATCCAAGAACTTCAGGGCGCCCATGTGCCGGTTAGGGGCTACAATCCAGGGCGAGCAGATAAGGTCCAGCGCTTAAACATTGTGGCGCCCCTTGTTTCTAAAGGAAAAGTTTTTATTCCGGAAGACTCTAAAATAAAAGGCGAGTACGCAGACTGGGCTAAACGGTTCCTACGCCAGGTATGTTCTTTTCCAGAGTCCGGCGGCCACGATGATTATGTCGATTCCCTCTCACAAGCTCTCAGAGTGCTACGTGACTCCGGCTGGCTGCAATTAGACCCCCTACCCGCACGGGACTATGATTACGCTGATGATGATGCTAAAAAGCGGTTTGTGAACCCGTACGCGCAATAAGGGCGGAAACAGGCTTTTCTTTGCATTAGTATAAATAGGAATACAATAACACCTTTTTGAATAGTCTATGGCAAATCCCAAAATACCTCTTCGAGACGGCGCTAATTTAGCGTCTCTTGAACGCGAAGATACCATTCATAATGCTGAAGAGCAAGATGATGATTTGGAAGCGTACGCTGATTCTTTAGGATTAAACTCCGAAGAAATTGAACAAGAAGTTATTGAACTAGACGATGGTTCAGTAATTGTTAATTTTAAAGAAAAAGAAGGCCCGCAAAAAAATCCTGAGTTTTATGCAAACTTAGCTGAAGAATTTGACGAAGAAGTTTTACAAGGAATAGCCGTTGAGTATTTAGATTACATTGATGTAGATCAAGAATCACGCAAACAAAGAGATAAACAGTATGAAGAAGGATTACGACGAACAGGTCTTGGTAAAGACGCACCAGGGGGCGCAACGTTTGATGGCGCTAGTAAAGTTGTTCACCCAATTATGGCAGAGTCTTGCGTCGATTTTGCTGCCAGTGCTGCAAAAGAACTTCTCCCTCCTGAAGGCATTGTTAAGTCAAGCATCAAAGGCGAAGTAGACAAAATAAAAGAAAAAACTGCGGATCGTAAAGTTAACTTTATGAATTGGCAGTTTTCAGAACAAATCCCAGAGTACAGGGATGAGATGGAACAACTTCTTACACAGCTTCCGCTAGGTGGTTCACAATTTCTCAAATGGCGTTGGGACTCTGAACAAGGCCGCCCAACATGCGAATGGGTTGCAATTGACAACATCTTGCTACCATACGCATCTACAAATTTCTACACATCCCCACGAGTAACAGAAGTACAAGACATTACAGAAGATACTTATCGCCAACGCGTTGAGCAAGGTGTTTATCGTGATCTAGAAAATTTTAATTACACATCTGATGCGCCGCTTACAGATCAAACACAATCTGAAAAAGCAAACAACAAGATTGAAGGTAAAGACGAACCGTCTAAGAACATTGACGGTTTACGACGCATTTACGAAATAACTTGTTTCATGCGTTTAGATGATGATCCTGAAACAGAAGGCCGTCGCGCACCATATATTTTAACAATTGACGAAACAAGCTCTGAAGTTTTGGCGCTTTATCGTAACTGGGAGTCTGGAGATGAGAAGCTCACCAAGATGGACTGGTACGTCGAGTATAAATTCATTCCTTGGCGTGGAGCGTACGCTATTGGATTACCTCATCTTATTGGTGGCCTTAGTGCTGCTCTTACCGGTAGTTTGCGCGCTCTTCTTGATGCTGCTCATATCAACAACAGCCAGACAATGCTTAAACTCAAAGGTGGACGCATTGGTGGGCAGTCAGACCGAATTGAGCCAACACAAGTAGTTGAGATTGAAGGTGCACCAGGTGTTGATGACGTACGTAAAATTGCAATGGCAATGCCGTTTAATCCGCCTTCCGGTGTTCTTTTGGAATTGCTGGGTTGGTTAACTACTGCAGCTAAAGGTGTTGTTACAACTGCTGAAGAAAAGATTGGTGAAGCAAACAACCAAATGCCAGTGGGCACCGTGCAAGCGTTAATTGAACAAGGCGCAAAAGTATTTTCTGCAATTCACGCTCGTTTGCATCGCTCACAAGCAATGTCGCTCAAAATTGTTTCACGTATCAATCATTGGTATTTGGACGAAATGGACAACCAGTCCGGCGAAGAAATTAAAGTCCGTGACTTTGCGTCAAACAGTGATGTACGCCCAGTATCAGATCCTAACATTTTTTCTGAAACACAACGTCTGGCTCAAAACCAAGCGCTGCTTCAGATGGCAACAACTGCGCCTCCAGGAATGTTTAACCTTCATGCTGTATACCAACGTGTTTTACAGCAACTTAAAGTTCCAGGATTAAACGAAGTATTGCCAAATCCACTCGGTGCAAACGAATCTAACCCAGCGTTAGAAAACGTTTCTATGACTATGGGACGTCCGGCAGCAGCATACCCAGACCAAGATCACATCGCGCATATCAAGATTCATTTAGAATACGCTCAAAACCCAGCATACGGCGGCAACCCAGTTATTGGCCCAGTATTTGCCCCGCATGCACTAGAACATATTAAACAGCACTTAACATTGCATTATTTACAATCTATGCGCGGTTATGTGGCCCAAGCATCTGGCGGCAAAGATACCTTAGATTTACATAAAGAAAAACCATTAGATCAAGCAGCTCAACAAGCTTTGGCCCTAGCTTCACAAATGGTAAACCAAGATTCACAAAAAGATTTAGGGCCATACGTTCAGCAAATTCAAGGATTGGCACAAAAAGTTGGTGAAGCTAATAAACAACGTCAAGAATCTGCAGCATTGGCTGATCCAACTGCCCAAGTTATTCTTAAAACTCAAATGGCAGAAACCCAACGCAAAACGCAAGAAGCTCAAGCCAAAATGCAGCTTGATATGCAAAGATCACAACAAGAATACCAAATTAAAGTGGCAGAGTTGCAACAACAAGTTCAGGAACTGGCTGCTAAATACCAGACTGAATCTAGCATTGATAGCCAACATAACGCCAAAGACATTGCTCTGGCCAACATTAACAACGCCGCAAAAGAGCGTGTTGCTATGATTAACGCTGGTGCTCAAATGGACCAGCAACAACGGCAATTAGAGCATGAACAAAACTTGTCAGCTATGGAAGCTACAATAGCCGCCGAAAACGATATTCGCCAGCATGGTTTAGAAATACAAAAACAAGTATTTGAGCAACAATCTGCTCAAGTTCAAAATCAAATTGAAGCCCAGCAACAAATGGAAGAACAAGCAGCACAAGAAGCGCAGCAACAAGCAACACAACAAGCAGCACAACCCACAATACCCCCAACAGGAGCATAATAATGGCCGAAAATTTACAAGGCTTTCGTCAAACTTACCAAGAAACTGGTAAATTATCCAGCGGCGGCGGCCCGGATTGCAAAGTAGACACCGGACCATCCGGTTCTAAACGCGCAAACAATGCTGTAAAAGGCAAACCGGCCCGTTCAAGCAAAGTTGGGCCAGATAAAAACCTCAAAGATATTGGCGGCGGCAATTTTTATTAATATTTAGGGCGGATTTGCCCGTAGTATTGCATTAGTAAGAATATGAAGGACTTTATATCTGAAATTATTTCTCGAACGAGAAATGAACAAGCAAAACTGGCGGAAACCCTCACCGCTGGAAGTAATGTAAATTCTTTTGAAGATTACCAGCGTTTAGTTGGTAGATTTGAAGGATTTAAAGATGTTATCAGCATTATTGATGAAATTTTGAGGGAAGACGAAGAAGATGACCTGTAAAGGTTAAGGGAGGTTGCCGAATGGCAGCATTTGATTTGAGTAGTAAAGATGAACCGGACACAAGATCGGAATTAGAGTGTTTTCCAGATATTGATCACGGTATCAACGTGGTTGGAGATCGTGTTTTATTGCAATTAAGACGCGAAAAAGCAACCAGCAAAGGTGGAATCATATTAGTTGATGAAACCAGGCAAACGTTACGTTTCAACGAGACTGTAGCTAAAGTACGCCAAATTGGCACACTAGCGTATAAGTCACCAGACACATTAGAACCTTGGATTGAAGGCGCTTGGTGTCAAGTTGGTGATTTGGTTAGAACAATTAAGTACGGCGGTGATCGTTTTGTTGTTAATCCAGATGATAATGGCGCCCCCGTGGTGTTTATTACAATTCAGGCACGTGAAGTTATCTCTTGCATTAAGTCTTTCGAGGCTGCGCAAAAGATGAAAGCGTTTGTAGATTAATTTTGAAAGAAAATTATGGCAGAAAATGAAAAAGACGTTCCAATTAAAGAACAAGAAGATGGTTCAGTATTAGCTAAAGTAGAACCTCCAGAAGATTTTGGAGATGAACAAAAAGTTGAAGTAGAAGCGCCTCCTCAAGAAAAAGAAGAAGATACTCGTAGTCAAAAAGAAATTGACGACGATGAAGAAGCTGAAGAAGAAGGCGAAACAGCAGAAGAACGCGAACAAATCCGCGAAGCACGACGTGAAGAACGTAGGCTTAAAAAGGATTTAAAAAGACAACGCGACATTTCTGCTAAAAATAAGATTCAAGCGCTTGAACGACGTAATGCTGAAATGGCAGAACGTTTAATTAAACTTGAAAACACGGCAGCATCGTACCAGTTTGCACAGCTTGATAAGTCCATCGAAGATGAGGCTACCCGAGTTGAATACGCAAAAATGAAGATGTTGCAAGCAGCACAGTCTAATGACGCAGCTGGCCAAATAGAATATTTAGAGCAGCTAACAGACGCTAAACAGCGTTTGCAACAAGCTCAGTATTATAAAAAACAACAGCTCGAGCAAGCTAAAGCACCTAAACAAAACGTACCAAATCAATTAAACATTGAAACGCAACAAAATGCAACACAATGGTTAAAAAAGAATTCATGGTACGATCCGCAAGCTCGAGATACAGATAGTAGAATTGCCAAAGTAGTTGACCAAGAACTTGCAACCGATGGTTGGGATCCAGCAGATCCTGAATATTGGGAAGAGTTAGATAGTAGATTATCATCGCGTTTGCCGCACCGTTACACTAGTAAAGGTGGCGAAAAAAAAGCTCGTAATGCAGGCCCAACAGCCTCAAGCCGAGTAGCAAACACAACATCAGCAAAACCTGGAACAATCATGTTAAGTCGTGAGCGCGTTAGCGCAATTCGGGATGCAGGTGCATGGGATGATATCGAAAAACGAAACAAAATGATCCGAGCCTATGCTCGCTATGATCGTGAAAACAAAGGTTAATTAAAATGGCAAATACAAGAATAAAACGTGACTTAGAAGACCGCTTAGAGGCTCGAGTACAAGAAACAAAAGAACGGATCGCAGAACAAGATCCAGCAAGTAAAAGTAAGCGCGAACGTGCAGAAGCGTTCAGAGACAAATGGCAAAATAGCGCATTGCCAGACCTTCCGAAAGGTATTATTCCGGGTATGCATTTGTGCTGGTTATCCACTACAAATAATTACGACAGTATCGACAAACGTATGGCATT